ACCCTTAACTAACCTACCACTAGAATCCCTATTATGATCATTATTATCATCATTATTATGATCATCATTATTATCCTTCTCTGCCTCGCTCCCATTAACCCGCGTTACAGGAGAAAAACTTACAGGAGCTGATCTGCTCTCTATAGTACTCTTAGAGACAGGCTTTGTCGGCTCTAATAACTGATCTAATGTTGTCATAATCATTATATCCTTTTCTGTCTCTGTTAAAAAGTGGAGTGGTGGGAGGTAGGTTTTGGAAGATAATAATCATATTGCGATGCAAGCGACCCTCTCTATTTTTTCTTTACTACTACTTATATTATAACATATTTTTAAGAGATTGTAAAGTAATATTACATATATTACTTAAAAAACCCTAAAAATACCCCTTTCCAAAACTAACCCCCTCCAAAACTACCTCCCATGTGCAGAGGAGCTATCTCCAAGCGGGGCAAGGTGTATAGAGAGTGTATGGGTCCCCCTTTAGAGACTCCTTTATCCTTCATAGATAGTGCAGGGGGGACACATCCACTCTCTATACACCTCTCCCCACTTGCAACAGCTACGGCAACGTCAACACCAAAAGGTCTACACGCAAGCGTGTAGTCTTTTTATACCGCCTCCGGCGGAACGTCAACGTCAACACCAAAAGGTCTACACGCAAGCGTGTAGGCTTTTTATACCGCCTACGGCGGAACATCAACACCATCACCGAAAAATAGGAGAGAATGTAGGTATGATTGTGGTCTCATACTCTCCAGAGGCTAGGTTAGCGTCGGTATAGAGTGTGGAGTATAGGAGCATAGGGGGCGACAATACGCTCTATGCTCTACTGAGACAATGAAAAGCCCCAAACAAGTTGGGGCTTAGTTTAGCAAGAGGATATGGGCGGATTGTGCGGTGCAACATATTGTGGTATTGGAACATACCATCAGTATTGTGCATCACAACATATCCATTGTGCGTTGCAACATACCCGTCAGTCTATTTAACAATAGGTAAATTATTTTTGACAAGAGGTTTGCTTTCTGGTAGAAGTCTCCAACGTTGTACCTTTTCATCTAACCTCTAGGAGATAGACCTAATGAAAAATACTGTTGATATTGCTAGATTAAATCATGATTTTGACGAGTTTCTTCAGGAAGTAAAAAAAGACTTTTTTGATTTTAAGGAGGCTTTGAAAAAGGATCATCAGCAGGATCAGAATGAAGATTATCCGCCGTCAGAACAAGTTGTTATCAAGCTGATCGAGGAATGTATGGAAGAACAGCAATACTGGATTATTGAGGAAGCCTTCTACAAAGCGGTTAAACTTGTTCAGACCCAAGGTAACCTTTACGGAAACTATCGGTATTCGTTTTGGGATACTCTCGAGAAATCAATGATCAAAGACCTTTCCGAATATGATGCTCACAACCAAGGAGAACTTTGATCGCTGAATAGTAACTATGATTTTTAATCGTCGGGGTCATCCCGATCCCGACACAACCAAGGAGTAACAACATGTCAAACCTATCATTCAAAACTTTAGAAAGCGCCGACATCATCACAGTCAGTGACGCACCAGAGGTAACAGCCTCCCTGTTTGATCTCAACATCGAACTATTGAAAGCTTATTTTCCCCCAACCCAATGGGAAGAAGATAACGACATAGTCTATTGGGTGGTTGATTTTCTCGCCGGCGCGCCTTGTTCATCATTGGATTACATTCTTAATACCTCGATCCCCAACACTCTAAAGAAAATTAGAGCGAGGCTTAATGATCCAAGTGCAACAATCCAACAACAGGAGAGCGAGGCGGAAAAAATGACAGTGGTAGAGCTTCGACGGGGTCAACTGGAAGAAATGTTCAGATTGGAGTGTGAACGGTACGCCAAAGATAACGGCGAAAATTGGAGTCCCAACTCAAGAGGAAATGCACCATCTAAGGTTATCGGCTTCGATCCTTCTGTTCTGGAAAAGCTCAAAGTAGCTTAAACCCCTACACTTAAATATTTTCTGCCCCTACTTAGTTAGGGGCTTTTTTTTGGCACTCTGTTTTATGGGTCAGGGAGCGACGGGGTGAGTTGCTGCAGGTTTACCCCTTAAATGGAGCCAGGATCCTCATAAACGCATTTTAACGAATACCCTTTAGTAACTACTACCCTTTTAGTAAGCTATCGTTAGATCACAATACAGAGCTAAATAGAGCTATTCACATTATCTGTGGGCCAGAGCGTCGGGGCTTGCTCTGTGCATATTGCGGTGCACAATGTAATCAGTGTTGTGCATTGCAACATAAACGGGGTGTTGTGCACCGCAACATATCCATTGTGCATTGCAACATACTCAGGGGTATTGTGCATTGCAACATACTCAGGGTATTGTGCACCGCAACATATATTGTGCACCGCAACAAAATGGATCAGCGCCGGGGAATTGGTAATAAAGGTGTCAAAAGACTTTCTAACTTATTGATTACATTCGCTTAATAGCATTGAGGAGTGATGAAAATGACTTCTCGTATATTTTGAAAACTGTAAATTTTTAACCCTCAACAGGGGGTTTGATAATAAAGGTGCGAAAAATTTTTTAAACTGATGGTCAACAATAAGGAGAATTGAAATAATGGCTTCAATCTATGTGGGAACTTACAAAAAATATAATCATGGAGATCTTTCTGGTGACTGGCTTGATCTTGAGAACTGGCTTGATCTTGAGAACTTCTCAGATACTAAAGAATTCTATGCTGCATGTAAAAAACTCCACGCTGATGAGCATGATCCAGAATTCATGTTCCAGGATTGGGAGGGGATTCCAGATAATCTTATATCTGAATGTCACTTAGATGATAACTTTTTTGACTACATAGAAGCTGTCAAAACCTCACACCTTGACCTAGAAGTATTTCTGGCAGGAGCTGCTTTAAGTATCCCCTATGACAAGATAGAAGAAGCATATCATGGTGAGTGGTCGAGTGATAAGGACTTTGTTATGAACTGGGTAGATGACATGTGGGATATTGGTGACCTGCCTAGTTACATCCATATTAACTGGGAAGGAACTACGCGTGACATAATGCAAAACTACAACTACTGCGAATCAGAAGGGCATTATTTTGATACTTGTTACTAAGGGGAATACCAATATGAATAAAGATATAGGAGATAAATGTATTTTTTGCTTTAAGGATACCTCCTTTGGCTCTGGCAGGTTTGTGAATAGGATACCAGCCAGCGATGATGAGTATGATGGTTGGGCTTGTCCAGAATGTATGGCGTATGAATGTGATAGATGCAATAAACCGATTAGTCTGGATTGTGATATTGATTGGGAAGATGAGAAGATACATGAGGAATGTCTAACTCCAGAGGAGTATATAAAATACGAGAAGGAATTAGACCCATGGATATCACCAAACAGGAAACATTCAAAAGAAGGAGAGAATTGAAGTGACTAAAATTTATGATCTTGTTGATGAGTTTAACCACTGGAATTTACTACCCTCCAGCGCAGAATTACTTGCAGATGATGTTTATTTAAACCCGTATTTTGATGAAGACGAAGACATGGAAAACAAATTACGACAGCTAAGGAGTATTCAAAATGATGGAAATAATATTATTGATCCTGGTGATAGGTTACGGTAGCCTAGCACTAGGAGATCTTTTTCTTATTATATGGTATAACATTTTGAATGATGAGAAATTGAAGGAGAAAAAAAATGGAAAAAAGAGATAGTAATTCCAATGAAAAAGTTATAAAAGATGAAATTGTTTTTTTAAATCAAGATTCTAATATTAGGGTAGCACTCCCACTCAATGATATAGGAACCATTGAACTGTATTTTTATAACTACCCAAAAATCCTGCTATCCTTAAAAGATAGTGAGATACTTTCAGATGTCCTAACTGTTGCAATTCAAGAACTAACAAGGAGAAATTGTTGTGCATAATCATTTAAATCAAGAACCTACACAATACATCCGTTGGAAGAGGAACAATACACCAAACTTATTTGATGATATGCCTTTTGACGAAGTACATAGTACACCATTATATAATAGTAATGGGGTACGAGCTGAGAATCATAAAGCAATTGAAAATACCCATACTGGAAAAATAATCTCTGTAGTAGGTAAAAACTATAAATTAGTTCCAAATAGTACTATCATACCTCAATTTGAGCGGGCTATTATTAATAGTAATCTCAATACAGATGGAATAAAAAGAGATATAACTCAATCACATGGAAATGCCAGGACAGTAGTGAAATACACCTTTCCAGAACATACTATCAGTATTAAAGATAATGATGACCTACAACTACAGATAGCAGTACTAAATAGTTATGATGGATCATGGACATTTCGTAGTATGGTAGGTGCTTTTAGAATGCTCTGTCTTAATGGCATGGTGATAGGTAATAGCTTTGCTACCTATAAAAAAAGACATAGCAAGAGCCTGGATATAGATCTTGCAACAGATCATCTTAGAAAGGCATTGGGAATTTATATGCAGACAATGCATGTATGGAAAGATTATCCTAAAACAATAATCTCTACCGATAAAGTTGATATAATATTCAATAAGATAGCAGGAGATAATAAATTACTTTATAAAAGATTATCACATAACTTCCTTAATTATGTATCCCAAGATGGTGCAACACTCTGGTCAGTACTAAATGCCTTGACAGATTGGGCGACACATGCTAAGGTTAAGAATGAGAAGAATAAAGCTAATGTAATCCTACTTAGAGAGGAGAAAGTACGAGCCATCCTTCCTATGTTAGAAGAAGTTAGAAGGGCTGCATAAAAGGAGAAAATAAATGGATGACTATGAAAAAGTAGCAGACTGGATTCTTGAAGAGTGCGATGACCCTCAAGAAGAAGTAGCTTGGTTACTTTTTATGCTAGATGAGGGTTCGGAAGCGATTAAGGGAAACAGAAAGAAAACATTTAAAGAAGCCTATAAATTCTTACTGCGTAGGATAGAACGGGAGGCAGAGTTTAAATTACATTAAAAAAGGAGAAAGATGATGAATGATCATACCACGACTAATCGCGCCTGTCCTCGTTGTGGGTCTGTCAATATCGTGATAGACGTCGCCAATGTCTGGGACGTAGAAAGCCAAGAGTGGGAGATGGACGGACATCCAGACGAGCATGGCGGGAGCATGACTTGCGCTGACTGTTCGAGTGACCACTGGTTCTTGGATACTCCCAAAATCATAAAATGGGAGACCTAATCATGAGTAGCAAACAAGGAGAAAGCCACCATCCTAACTGTAATAGTCTTAGGTTGATTCAAATCTCTACCCTTTACCATGTACCTGTATTCAATAAAGGTGTCTTAGAACTCAATACAAGCCGATTTAGGAGGTATAATGAATATAACTAACGAGAAGACGTATACAATAAGTGAAATAAGTGAGGAGGATTATTTTCTGTTGCTCTCCTCTTTGAATGTACTGCAACAGCAATGGAAACAGGTGAAACCACCTTTACCGACAGTTGGGTATGATAGACTGGTCAAATTCCTTGAACAACTAGACCCTGGGGATAGAAAATGAAACCAAAACAAATAGTTGAACACTTCAGTAACTATGAAAAACAATGGACACAAAATGGATCATCAGGGGAGGAGAGTGTGATTATAGCCTGGTGGGAACGGGATATGTGGGCAGACATGCCTGATGATGTGTGGGAACATGTCTGTTGGTACATGAATGAGAAGTATGATTGGAGTAGAATTCACGAAGACACCTCAGACCTAATTACGGAGAACATGAAATGATTATGAATAAAGGAGATAGAGTGTTTCGAAGGACTTACACTTCCATATATGATTTGGATAAAATCGAAGTTGGGCTATTGATTGAGGCAATTAATAGTCAAATTGAGATATATATGGTCAACGAACGTCCTGTTGCTGCTGACAGGCTAAAAGAATTAAAGGTGGAAATAGAAGAGAGAGGAGGAACGGTATGACAAAACCAATCAATCTTAATGAGTAGATGTAAGGCATGTAATGCGAAACTGACAGAGACAGAGCTTTACTACAAGAATCCGAATACAGGACAACTAGAAGAGCTATGTTCTTCCTGTATAAATTCTCTTTATGAGTATGATATAGATGTGGAAGATAAAGAGGTCTTGCAGTTGATCGAAAAAAATGGTATAATATATATAGAGGAATAGAAAAATACTATTATAATAATAATATTATTATATAATAAAGGTGTTTTAATAAAGGTGTTCTAATGTTCAAAGAAGATTTAATAGTAGGAAAGGCGGGAGAGAGAGTGGCTTTAGATTATGTTCGTGTCTTCTTACCAGATGCAAAAATAGTGGATAGATACGAGCCTAAAGGCGATATCTTCATCCCGCCTGATAAATGGATTGAGGTGAAAGTAGATTTAAGGAGTAATGAGACAGGGAAATTGGTGGTTGAGACACACTTTCGAGGGAGGAATAGTGGATTGAAAACCACTAAGAGTTATAGATGGATCTTCTACACTGGAACCCATCTAATTGTTACCTCACCACAACTAATCAAAGAGGTAATACAGAAGGGGAGATATGTACCAGCTCGATTACATTTTGAAGAGACGGATATAAATAGGCTGGGTTACTTCTTGAATAAAAAGGATATAGAGGAGACAGCTATTGCAATTCAACCACTTAATAAGGAGGGCTTATATGATATAAAGACAAAGACGTAATAAAAGTACTATTTATTAACAACTTAATTAGGAGAACTAATATGAAATTTTCACAAGAACATATGCAGATAGGCGGAACCGCTAAATGGGCGAAGGTAATTAAACCACAAGTGGATGACTTTAATCCAGAAGGACTGTGGTCTGTAGAACTTGAGGTTGATGAGGATACTCAAGAGGCACTCACATCAAATGGAGTACAGCCTAAGAAGGGTACAGAGAATTGCTTTGTCTTCAAGAGAAAGACTAAAAGTAGAAAGGGTTCTGACATTCCAGCACCCCTGGTATTTGATAGTCAAGGTGAGCCTTGGGATGGTGCTCTTATTGGTAATGGATCTACCATTAATATAGATGTAAGCTTCTACGCGCATCCAGCTACAACCCAGTATGGTTTAGGCAAATGGTTGAATGCAGTTCAAGTAGTAGAGCATATCCCATATGAGGGGAAAGGATGGGATCACAACCCCTTTAAACCTATTGAAGCTGAAACAGACGTACCGTTTTAAATTTTGTGCGTTGACATTATCGGGGTGGTGTAAAAACCACCCCATCTTTTTCAAGGGTGGATTATGAATGAGCATGAGAAAGGAGTATTTTTAAAGAGTAACTTGTTATGTCCCAGATGTGATCATCATAGTATGGCTCAATACACAGATGGTTTCTTCTGTTTTCATATAAACTGTAATGAGATAATTCCAGAAGAGGAGGTAGATATTAATAACTTAATTAGTAACAATAATAAAGGTGCAAAGAAAGTAGTCAGAATGGAGCCTAATAATGACCGCTTAATTTTCACCGCACTAACCAAGAGGAAGATTAAAAAGGACACTTGCGAGAAGTATGGTGTCACCGTTGACCCTAATAATGGTGATTACCACCTACCCTATTTCAGTAAGGAGGGGGAGGCTGTCGCTATAAAGATTAGAGGACAGGATAAAATCTTCAAGTGGGGGGGTACGCCAACTAAGGCAACCGCACTCTTTGGACAACAACTATTTGGTACTGGTAGATATATAACTATTACAGAGGGGGAGTTAGATGCCCTGGCTGCTTATGAAATGCTAGGTAGTAAATTCCCTGTCGTCTCTATTAGAGATGGTGCACCCTCTGCATTAAAAAGTATAAAGAGTAATCTTGATTTTCTGGATAACTTTGAACACATAGTTATATGCTTTGATAATGATGAGGCTGGACGGCTCGCCTCTAATAAAGTTGCAGAGATACTACCACCCAAGAAAGTTCGTATAGTGAGCCTAGCACTTAAAGATGCCAATGAGTATTTAATAAATGGGGCTGGAAAAGATTTTATTAATGAGTGGTGGAGTGCTAAACCATATACACCAGAGGGTATAGTAGAAGGCTCCTCACTATGGGAGCTTATTACAGAAGAGGATACCACACCTTGCGTACCCTACCCGTGGGAGGATTTAAATACTTTAACATATGGTATGAGGCAAGGGGAGCTTATAACAATCTCTGCTGGTACTGGATTGGGGAAGAGTAGCTTTATAAAGGAGCTAGTCTACCACCTCTTACAAGATACAGAGGATAACATAGGCTTACTATTCATGGAGCAGAATATAAAGAAGACAGGCTTAGATATGCTCTCATTAGAGGTTAACAGACCATTACACCTACCAGGAGTAGAGGTTGATGATGGCACTATGCGATCAGCATTTGATTCTACTCTAGGTACAGGTAGATTATTCTTATATGATAGCTGGGGATCAGCAGATATAAGCACTATTGTAAGTGTTATAAGAAATCTTGCAAATGGTTCTGATTGTAAGTGGATCTTCCTGGATCACATAAGTATTATCGTAAGTGATCAAAGGAATAATGATGAGCGTCGAGCATTAGATGAGATTATGACGAAGCTGGCAATGCTCACACAGGAGACAGGCGTGGGTTTAATACTTGTCTCCCATCTCCGCCGACCATCATCACAAGGACATGAGGATGGGGCTATCACCAGCCTAGCACAACTGCGGGGTACTGCTGCAATTGGTCAATTATCTGATATGGTCATAGGTTTAGAGAGGAATGGACAGGCTGATGATATGGTGATACGGCATACCACCACTGTCAGAGTACTAAAGAACCGCTTTGCAGGATTAACAGGGGTAGGTTGCCAATTGTTTTATGATCTCAATACTGGTAGGTTAACTGAGGGGGAAATATAATGAATGTATTAAGTTTATTTGATGGGATGTCCTGTGGTCAGATAGCCTTAGATCAACTAGGTATTAAGGTAGATAACTATTATGCGAGTGAGATTGACAAGTACGCCATAAAAGTGACGCAAAAAAACTACCCGAATACTAAACAGATAGGTAGCGTTACGGAAGTAAAAGGAAAAGATTTACCAAAGATTGATTTGATAATTTGTGGCTCACCTTGCCAAGGGTTCTCATTTGCAGGTAAGCAACTCAACTTTAACGATCCACGTTCTGCCTTGTTCTTTCAGTTTGTTAGATTGCTAAGAGAGTGTAAGCCAAAGTATTTCTTACTTGAGAATGTGAGAATGAAAAAAGAATACCAAGAGATTATCAGTGAGCATTTAGGTGTTGAGCCTGTAATGATTAATTCAACACTTGTCTCAGCACAGAATCGAGTGAGATTGTATTGGACGAACATTCCTGGACTAATACAGCCAGAAGATAAAGGCTTAGTTTTAAAAGATATTATTGAGGATGGTGTTAGTGATATTTTGTCTGACAAAGAAATGGCATATATGCTAAGGAGTGAAAACACTAATAAACACACACCCAGAATCAACAGAGCAAGAAGTGAGAATCAAAAATCTAACACACTGACCAACTCAATGTATAAAGGCGTTCCACATGGTGTAATTCAAAGACCTATAACCCAACCCAAAGACAAAGGCATTGTTCTAAAGGATATTCTTGAAGATGTTGTAAATGATGAGTATAACGCAGGACAACACTTGCTTGATGGTTATAAAGGTGGAGACCAGTTAAATCCTAATTACAAATCACAAGCAAACACCATTCATAGAAATAAAACAGCAACTTTGTGTGCTGGTACTCATGGATATTCAAATGGTTATGTTGAAAGACCATGCGAACTAAAAGAGTTTAACCAAGATTCAACGTGTCATCACGCAGCAACAGCAACAGACATTAAAGGCAACGAATTAATCAAGCGTGTATATGCTAAAACGGGAAAGTCACCCACCTTAAATGCTTGTACGGGAGGCAATAGAGAGCCAAAGGTACTAAATGATAATGTTGTTGTTACTCATCCAACTTACCGCAAACTCACGCCTTTAGAGTGCGAAAGATTGCAGACAGTACCTGAAGGATATACCTCAGGTGTGTCTAATACACAGCGGTATAAACTTTTAGGTAATGGCTTCACAGTAGATGTAATTAAACATATCTTACAAGAGATGATATAATGAAAGCATATAAGTTGATAAGAAAAATGAAAGACAGTAGTTTATCCCCTCTATTTATAAATCAAAAAAGTAGAATACCAATAGGTGTATGGATGGATGCAGAGTTTCACCCCAAAAAAGGTTTCGCTGAAAGAAAGGGATGGCATTGCACACTTGAAAAAAATGCACCACACCTATCTGAGAGGGGTAGGGTTTGGGTGGAAGTTGAAGTAGATGATTATGAGTTATACGACAGACCTGAATCTCAAGGTGGGACTTGGGTTTTAGCTCAGAAAATGAAAGTTGTTAATGAACAACAAAAAGAGGATAAATGATGAGAGTAATATTTGACTTAGAGGCAGATGGATTAGAACCGACAAAGATATTTGTCCTCTGTGCTAAAACATTAGATAAAGGTTTAACACATCAATTCTTTGATGCGGATTCATGGAAGATTTGGGTTAAACAAACAGGGGTGACGGAGCTTATCGGACATAACATTATTAATTATGATCTTCCTGTCCTATCACGACTATGGGATTTTAATTGGGATGGAAAGGTAACAGATACATTAGTACTATCCCGACTGGCTAGTCCAGCTAGAGATGGAGGACACTCCCTTAAAAATTGGGGGGTTATATGTGACTTTAATAAAGGAGAACATGATGATTTTGAATCGCTTTCAAATGATATGGTACAGTATTGTATACGAGACGTGCTTCTTTCTGAGCGGGTTATTCAAAGGCTTAGGCGAGATATTTATGGGTTTAGCAAACAAAGCATACAGCTTGAGCATGATGTTGCAAAAATCATGGGAGAGCAGGAACGACGGGGATGGAAGATAGATGAGAAGAAGGCAATGCTCCTCTTATTTCAACTAACTGTAATTAAAGATGAACTGGAAGAGCAATTTCAAAAGATTTTCCCCCCACTAATTACAAAAGAGTATATACATGTTAAATATAAAAAGGATGGCTCATTATATAATGCTCATAAAAACTTAAAGAAGGATGGACAAGGTTCTTATAGGGAGATAGAAGAGGTTTTTAACCCCGCCTCACGGCAGCAAATAGTTGAAAGACTGAAAATGCTAGGCTGGGAACCTACAGTACTAACAGAGAAGGGGAATGTTAAGATAGATGAGACAATATTAAAGACCATTGATATTCCAGAAGCTAAACTATTAATAGATTACTTTTTAATTGCTAAAAGAATTGTAATGATTAACGCCTGGGTAGATGCGGTACAAAAAGATGGGAGGGTACACGGTAAAGTAAATAGTTGTGGAGCTATCTCAGGAAGAATGACACACTTCTCGCCTAACATGGCACAAATACCAGCAAACTATTCTAAGTGGGGTACGGAGTGTAGGGAACTCTGGATAGCAGAGGAGGGGAATATTCTAGTAGGCTGTGATGCTAGTGGTTTAGAACTCCGCATGCTGGCACATTATATTAATGATGAGGATTTTACAAATGAGATACTTAATGGAGATATACACACCTATAATCAGCGACTTGCTGGAATTGATACAAGAGACAAAGCTAAAACTTTCATCTATGCCTTCATCTACGGTGCAGGAGATGGAAAGCTGGGACAAATTATTAAAGGTACTAAATATGATGGAGCGAAACTTAGAGAACGATTTCTCCTTGCTCTACCTAAACTTGAAAAATTTGCAACATCAGTTAGATACGCTACCAGAAAAGGATATATTAAGGGATTGGATGGAAGAAAACTTTACCCTCGATCCCCGCACTCTTCATTAAACCTACTACTGCAAAACGCAGGTGCAATCATTATGAAGAGGGCATTGACTTATTTAAGCGGAAGTGATATAATCAAGGATCAGAAAGGTTACTTTGTAGGGAACATCCATGATGAGATCCAAATGGAGGTGGAGAAGGGGTATGAGGAACAGCTGGGGAGGGAGGCTATACAGGCTATTATTAAGGCTGGAGAAAACTACGACTTAAAAATCCCACTAGGAGGGGAGTATAGCATAGGTCACTCATGGAGTCAAACACATTAACACACCTAGCAACAAGGAGAATGTAATGGAAGTAACTACAGTAGCAAAAGATATATTATCTTATCTTGATCAAATAGGTAAGGGGGAGAAGGTGGAATATAACCCTGCAATAATAGATGAGTTTGGTAAGAAATGTGGTGAGGTAATAAAGCAAGCCTTGAATAGAGGCTTACAAGATGAGACTAAACTTCGCTTCAGTAATATAGGTCAACCCAAGAGAAAGCTATGGTACAGAATACATGGTCATAAAGGTGAGGCTTTACCTGGCTCCGTAATACTTAAATTCATGTATGGTCATCTGGTTGAGGAGCTTGCGCTGTTATTTGCAACCCTGTCTGGACATAAGGTTACAGATCAACAGAAGGAGGTCACACTAGATGATGATGTTAAAGGACATATGGATTGTAAGATAGATGATGTAGTAGTAGATGTAAAGAGTGCTAGTCCTTACGGCTTTAAAAAGTTTAAAGATGGTACTCTTCATTATGATGATGCCTTTGGTTACATCCCCCAGTTAACTGCATATGAGACAGCAGAAGGTACAGAGGGTAGTGGATTCCTCGCTGTTGATAAAGTCTCTGGTAATATATGCTTTCATCAACCAGAAGATAAAGATAAACCAAATGCGTATGAGCTTCTAATGGAGGCGCAGGCTTTATATGATATGGAAGAGCCTCCAGAGAGATGCTACGAGACTAAGATAGATAAGCTAGGTAATGAGGAGTTGGATGTAGGCTGTTCTTATTGTAATCATAAATTCGATTGCTGGAAAGATGCTAATAATGGTAGAGGCTTGAGAATATTCCAGTATAGTCGGAAGAGGGTGTACCTAACAGAAGTTAATAATCAACCTAAAGTACTGGAAGTATTTCATTTTGAACAAGGTTAAGGTTAAACCTCTAAGTGCGAATAGAACCTATCGGGGTACACGCTCCAAAACCTATGACTATAGGAAATATGAGAAGGAGCTGTTAGCGGCTCTACCTAATATTAAAGTAGCTAAGAGGGGGAACTTAAAGCTAGATTTAATAGTGCATTATAGTAATCCAAGAGCAGATATTGATAACTTCATTAAACCCTTTCTGGATATACTACAAAAGAAATATTCTTTTGATGATAACAGAGTATACATCCTAACTGCAATTAAGGAGATCGTACCTAAAGGCGAGGAGGCTGTATCATTTAGTCTTAAAGCAATACGAAAAAAGAAACAATGAGTTTAACTATAGAAGAATTAATTGAGATAGTGGGAGAGAGATATGATCCAGACCTACTGGTAGAGGTGATGCAAATAACCTCAGAGGAGATATTAGAGAGATTTAAAGATAAAGTTGAAGAAAACTACGATAAATTTGAAGAGACGGAGGATAATAATAATGACATATCAGGCGAAAATCATATGGGAGAAGCGTAATCTGGAAAAGCAACTCTTCCATGGGGTTTATAAACCTAAGAAGGAGATAAGCAGGAAGAAACAGATGAGGAGAATAACACCAATCAATACAGAGGATGCGTGGCTAGACTACCAAGAGGAAAAGAATGAAAAAGGAATTTAAAAATAGCTTCGCAGAGAATATCTTTAAACAGAAGTATGCCCTACATCAAAACGAGAATTGGCATCAACGTTGCTTGACCATTATTGATGATGTCTGCGGAACAAGAGAGGGTACACAGAGAGCATTGATGTCCGATGAGGATAGAGCAGAGCTAGTAAATATGATGACGGAGCAGAAGTTCCTACCGGGTGGGAGGTATATTTATTATGGTGGTAGGGAGGCAAAGTTCTATAACAACTGCTTCCTGCTTAGAGCAGAGGATGATAGTAGGGAGGAATGGGGTTCTCTTGCTCAGAGAGGGACGAATTGTCTAATGGTAGGTGGAGGTATAGGTGTGGATTACTCCCGGCTAAGACCAGAAGGGAGGAGCTTAAAGAGGACAGGAGGGATTGCATCAGGTCCAATCCCACTCATGCAGATTATGAATGAGATAGGTAGGAATGTTATGCAGGGTGGGAGCAGGAGATCCGCACTGTACGCCAGTTTAAACTGGAAACATGATGATATTCCAGCCTTCATGGCAGTTAAAGATTGGCATAATAAGAATGTAATAGATAAGTACACACTAAAAGATGTAAAGGCGGATAACTTTAACTTCCCCGCCCCACTTGATATGACCAATATCTCTGTTAATTATGATACGGAGTGGTTGGAGGGGGAGGATAGGTTAACAGAGACATTTTTACAGAATGTGACTCAAGCATTAGAGACAGGTGAGCCAGGGTTCTCATTTAATTTTAATGGGAAGGAGGATGAGACATTACGCAACGCCTGTACAGAGGTTACCAGTAAAGATGATAGTGATGTTTGTAATTTAGGGAGTGTGAATCTTGGAAATATTGAGAGTAAGGATGAATTCAGAGATGTGGTTACGCTTGCCACGAAGTTCCTTGTCTGCGGTACTATTCGAGCAGAGTTGCCATATGGGAAAGTGGCGGAGGTGCGAGAAAGGAATAGGCGATTGGGTTTGGGTCTTATGGGAGTCCACGAATGGCTCCTTAAACGAGGAGGAAGATATAATGTTACGGAGGAGTTACACGAATGGTTAAAGGTGTACAGAGATGAGAGTGAGAGAGCAGGTAAGGAGCATTGTGATCACCTGTTTATATCCCACCCTGTTGCTTTTCGCGCTATCGCTCCAACTGGTTCCATTGGCATTCTTGCTTGCACTACTACTGGTATTGAACCTCTATTTGGGGTAGCATACAAGAGGAGATACCTAACAGATGGTACTAGATGGAGATATGAGTATGTTGTGGATGCTGTTGCAGAGCATATGATACAGGAGTATGGGTTGAAACCACACCGTATAGAGAGCGCATTAGATTTAGCCGGGGATTATGAGAGACGGATAAAGTTTCAGGCTGACATACAGGACTATGTTGATCAGGCTATAAGCAGTACGATTAACCTGCCTAAGTGGGGTACGGAGGGGAATAATGAGGAGTTAATACTCCCCTTTGCTAAGACATTAGCGAAGTATGCACCTCGATTAAGAGGGTTTACCTGCTACCCCGATGGGAGTAGAGGGGGTCAACCACTAACTAGCATACCCTATGAGGATGCTATTAAACATAAAGGGGTAATATTTGATGAGGTTGATATCTGTGACATCACCGGGGGAGGGGGAGGCTGTGGAGCTTAACTTTTTTGATGATGAACCTACACTGGTAGAGGTAATGTGGGAGGATGTAGAGACGTATGCGGGATGGAATCCAGAGGCGGGTGATGTAGAACCCCCAGTATTTACTACTGTTGGTTATCTGGTTAAAGATGAGGAGCATAAACTCATCATATCAGATACTAAGGAGGGGTTAGGTAATGTTACCGTCTTCCCTAGTGGGGTTGTATTAGAGGTGGTAGAGCTTGAGAGGGTGGAGGAGGAGGAGTAGGAGTAATAGTTCTAGGTTACCGACATAAATTATTTAATAGCTTTCTTGAACAGACCAACTGTGCGTGGACCACGGCTTTTAACCTGTTTGAACCAATCGCTGTTTTTGGCTTCACTGGCTACCTTGGCGTAGTCATTGGCATCCAGCCCCTTCCTCATTTCCACGAATCCCTTCAACTTCGTTAGCCCCATGTTAAAAGCCATATCGACTAGACCCATCTTAACGGACTCAGGGCGTTTGTCAAACCTTGGATCATACAAACGAGCATCCTTGAAGGCTTGTCTGAGGCTGTGATTGTACATTAGCAGTTTCTCGTTCTCAGTAAGTTTACGCCCCTTGCGTATTGTGTTGCCCTCTTTGTCAACTACACTTAACGATTGCTTGTCTATGTTGTTATCCTTCAGGAACTTTTGGTTATGAGCGGCGTTCAAGTTGAACCCAATCCCGATTGTAGGATTGCCCTCGGTGTCAAAGTAGATTTGATCCCTGACCCCCTCGTTGGTGGACAGCATATTGTAGTAGACTTGAGCGCGAGCTTGTTGCTCTTGTTGCGCTCGTTGCTCAGACTCAGCAATTTTAAATAAACCACCCCCCTCATTTGAAATGTCTGGATTAGCGAGCATCCCTAAGAGCATCCCCATAATTTTCATCTTCTCCTATACATATTATAGTGCATAATAATATGATTATTTTTATCATGTTTATTATTTTTAATATAATCTTTTCTTTCATCAGGAGTCATATACTGCCAACCTATTTGCTCCTTCATATCTATCGCCCAACGCTCTAATAAAGGTGCTTCGTTCATTCTATCTTCAAACTTATCAAGCGCCCATGGTTTAAACTCTGTATTTTTAAACATATCTTTAAACATACCGTTCTTTTTATTGAAAAAGAGACGGCGTAACGCAACTGCTGGTATACCTCCCAACCCCATGGCAAGGACATCCCAGAGCGTAGGACCACCACCTTTTTTATCTGGCTCCTCACCAGGGGGGGAGTCAGACTTGTTGCTGAACTCTCCCAGCCCCCCCCAGTTATCCCAGTTCTCAGGGTTTGGAGAAGGTGAGGAGGGGATTGTAGGAGTAAACATACCCGATGATGGACTTCTTTGAAGGCTGGGATGATTCGGCGGAAGAGCGGGAGGTGGTTGAAAGATGCGATGATCCAGCTGACGAGAATCACCAGCAAGTAGCCTACCATCCACATCATACCCAGGAGGTGGGGCAAATATATCTCTTATCTCCGGCACTTCATCTGCTGCTAAGGCAGCTAGGAGTTTATTCATTTTTTCTTCATCATTCAAATCTTCTAATCCAGAATCCAAGTAGGGCAAATTCGCCGCACTCTTCATTAAATCTTCAAAGGTAAAGTTTTCTTCACCATAGACGCTCTCGCCCTCCCTCCCAGGAGTCACACGGAACATACCCCTTCTTGGATCTGGTCCATCAGGATCAGATGGTTGAAAATAGCTACCATATTCAGGAAATCCCAGTTTGTAGATATCTGTCCAACTGCTGGTTCCCCAACCACCACCGCCACCACCGCTACCCCTTGCTCCACCAGACGCCGTAGTGCTTATTGGTCCATCAGGATCAGTTGGAGATACCCTATTGAGCATACGGTTAAATATAACTTCACTAGGCGCATTCAAATATTCTAATCCAGAATCATTGTATGGCAAATTCGCCGCACTCTTCATTAAATCTTCTATGGTAAATTCTTCTTCTCTACTTAATGCCATCTTATTTTCTCCTACTTATTTACCGGTTTTACTATCGACTTAGGTTATTCCATTGGTTATCCAATACATCATGAATATCTTCACCTATACCATGAAGAACTTTTGGAAGATAGCTATGAGCCTTGTCATATTGCTGTTTCGTTGGTAAAGCATGTTCTTTTGTGGCTGGTAACCCCGCCTTATAACCCCACGCACCTACTATTTTACCAATAATAGGAACAATGTTTGAAAACTGATCCCACTTCTGGTTCTCCGACCAGTGGCGACCAGCTCCCATATTCACAGCAATCCCCATCGCAGTCCCTACCCCATCTATTAATGGATCTAAAGGTGGTCCAAAAGTAGTCATCACATTCCCCACAAAACCACCACCTCCAATACCATAACCACCACTCCCAAACCTATCCATATCATACTTATTGATCAAACCAATATTCCTATATAGGTTAAGTATAAATAACTGTTCTAAATCCCTGTCTTTACCTAACATTAAATCATTAATTTTATCAACACCTATATTACCCAGTGTGAAAAATGATGCCAATCTAAGAGCAGCTTGAGCACCCTTTATTTTGTTGCCACGTTTAGTGAAAAGCTCTTTCATAACATCTTTCCGCCAAATATTAACATGCTTCAATGTGAAAGATTGTAACATGTACAGGAAACGACCATTAGGAGCCTTTAACCACATCTTAGGCATCTCTAACATACTAATAGGTTGGAATTTACTCACCTGTGCAAAGGCAAGCTCCTTCATTAATGGAGAGAACTCATCCATTTCCCCAGTATACTTGTTATAAAATTTTCCACCCTTATTAAACTTCCGAAAATCATCTATCAATTTTGAAGTATCATCCCCAAAGGCAGCTCCCCACTTAGTTCTAATAGCCTCCACACCTTTTATACTTTTTACATCTTTAGAAATTCTCCGTATAGTACCATTCATTAGTGCGCCTTTACCTAAAGCATCTACCTCGGAGAAACCCGACCATGTCATACCCCAATCTAATGTTTTTCGACCAAAAGTAGACTCTGTTAACTCATGTGCCTTATTAGTAACCATAGCCATCTCTTTAGCAGTTAAACCCCTCCTCAGTATAGAATCATACAATCCATTTACAGTATTAATAAGACCATTCTCATATGCTCCTAAAGCTAGATCACCTAACTGTCTTGCGGCATTAACAGGGTGTGCTAATAAAGTGAGATAACCAGTATTTTTTATGGCTTGGAGCGCCCAATGTGTTGATCTTGGACCCCATATATATCTGTGTTTTAAAAGATTTTGAATCTGAGATTGATTTGTGCTCATCTTGCCAGCAGTAAATTTAAGAATAGTATCTCCCATGTCCTCCTCATTAAGATATTTACCAAATAAGTTATGTCTATGAATTTCTTGATGGCTCTCTTTTATATATTTATTAGTAGATGCTACAATATTCATATAGCCTTTCTCAAAATCTTCTCTAGTCCGCTTAAAAAATGCTCTATGTTTAGCAGAGCCAGCTGCTGGATTATCTTTTCCGGCAAGGAGGCGGTCTAAAACATCTGCCCTATCCATAGCTGTCAAGTCATCAACGCTTAGGTCTAAAAGATTCGCCCTTTTATCTAACATCTCTTGAAATATTTTATTTTCCGACTGGTCTAATTTATGCAAGTCTTGCACATACTCTACATCTTTAACTCTTATGGGTGTATAAGCTCGCAAACGCGGTAAAGCCTCCTGTTGTGCTCCTCGCCTAGCAGCATTCCTCATATGGTAAGTACGATTCATTACGCGACGGTAGCTTCGATAATTTTTTACCATAGCTTTCCCCCTCTCAACGCTTTTGGCGTTAGCCATAATAAACTTTTCTATTTCTACTATGGCTGCTCCTGGGCGCGGTTTATCTGGTGCTCCTGCCATCATATAGTGCACCTCCTTAACATGCTCTTTACTCAGAACACGCTTAAACCCTTGATGGGGTTGCATCTGTCTCAAAAAGGGTGTAACTTCTTCTAAGTCTCTTTGAGAACCTTTCAACTCCTTCAGTTCTAATTCCTGTAATCTTCTTAACAACGTAGGGTTGTATCTGGCTACCCCCGCTGAAAGAGGCTCTATATACTTATCATAAAATTTTTCACCGCCTATTCTACTTATCCTATCCCGCTCTCTCCTTGCTATTTCAAGGGGTGCTTTTGCTTCCATAAAGGTAGCGTGTACTTTTGATGCCCCCTGAGTCCTATCCTCAATCTTTTCAAACCTTGGAGTTTTCTTCAGATCAGTAGCGGTAACATTACCTAACCCCCGAACAGTACCTTTACCAGTAGGACGACCTAGTTTATTGGCTTCTCCTGTACTCATATAGGCAGGGTGTACGTCATACGGTGTTGGAGAACTCCGTAATGATGTAGGTAATGAACTCTCTTTAGGAATTTTACCTGTACGCGCAGTTTTCATTATTATATCAAAGTCTTCATCTGTAAGGTTAAAATCTTTTCGTATATCCATCCAGACATCTATACTACTTTTATTTCCTTGCCATTGGTTATATCTATCAATCACTTCAGTCGTAAAAAAGTTGAAATCCCGCCTTGCCTCTCTAACCTTCGCTTTTTGAAGTAATGTCTTGGCTAGTTTACCCCCACCAGCTCCTAGAGCGAGGGCTAAAGTAGTTTGAGGGACAGTTATCTCACCCTCCGTAGAGTATTCATATAATGCGCTATCAGTAACGGCTACTGCTGCCGATGCCTTGACAACACCTATTTTTGATGCTGGACCAGCGATAGGCATAAAAAAAGTAGGGTCTAAAAACATGGAGGCTGTCTTTATTGCTGTATATATGCCAGAAAGCTCATCTGGTTTATATTTAGCTTTTATTCTTTCTGTTACAGTCTCATTAATAAGTTTAGAACGCTCTCCTATAGATAGCTTATCCCATTCAGACTCTGAGATGCCTAACCAATCATGGGTATAACTTAAATTCATACCCTCTTCCACTTCATCAGTCCACGGAAGATCGCCAAAAGTAATACGGGAAGGTATTGAGCCACCAACCCAAGACTCTATTATTCTTCCTAAATTAAAAGGTGCAGTATGTTGAATACCAGTCCAAAAAGCCGCCTTCTCTGTACCCCAAGCATCCATCTCCCTCGCCTTATCTACATCTCTCGGTATGATGGCAGATAAATAATTGACCCTTTCATCATAGTTGGGATCATCGAACATATTCTTAGTATGCTCAGGTATGTTATTTAAGGTCTCTTCCATTGGTGATAGAGGAAAGGGGGTATAGGTAGGATCATCGAATATAGTCAAACTATTCTCAGGTATGTTATCTAAGGTCTCTTCCATTGGTGATCGAGGAAAGGGGGAGGTAGCTCTCAAAATATCATCATCTTCATCCATATCTGATTTCCTCTTTAACGGGAATTAATCGTTGTTTCCAGCGCCTTTATCTTATTCTTCAGCCTACTTATATTCCCGCTCCGGGCAATACCTCCACCACCTCTCTGCAATTCTTCTAACTCAGCTTGGAGTTTATCTCGCATAGCCTCTAATTTGTCAACAGGTAAGGATCTCTCCTCTATCTCATTCTCCAGCCTTCTTATCTCCTGCTTCTGGGCATGACCACCACCACCACCACTCTGCAATCTTTCTACCTCAGCTTGGAGTTCCATTATCGCAGGACCAACCGTGGTGCTACCGGGTTCGGGGGGGGGAGGATTCTTCTTCTTCTTTTCATCATATCTCTTCTGAGCTTCAGAGTAATACACAAACCAATTCACCACTTCACCCTCATGGTTTTTAATTTTAACGGAATCACTTATAAGTCTATTTTTGTGAAGTGCCGTCAGCAGATGCTCTACCCTCACTATGCGTTTTTCAACATCCAGAGCCGTTTCTCCTGTCTCTGGCTTGCCAGATAAATTGAGTACCATACGCTTCTCGTCCTCCTGCGCACCCAGTACTTCTAAAAGGAGGTTTTGAAAATCTTCCGTTTTAAATTCACCAGCGTTCTCTTCATCTCTAGCATAGAAAAAAACTAATTTGCCATCCTTATATCCCTCGGAAGGGACCCTAATCAGCATAAGATTTTGGACGAGGTCAGGATTTTTCGAGGTAAACAGCAGTGTTCTCTCGAATATATCCCTCTTCCCATCCTCCCCAGCAGGATTGTTAGTTGCTAGTATTCTTAAAACCTTTCCCTTTATCTCCTCCCCATGCGATATAGATATAGCCAATTTAGAGGCATTTATTGCTTGCTCATCTGTATTCGCCGTATTTCCAAAAACTTCATTCCCTCTATCTTCTCGAAAATACTTCTCCAGGACTTCCCCTAACCTCTTTGCCTCAGCAAAGGTGTAGCGAGGGACAAGAGCAATACGCATTCTGGTCTGGTTTCGTTCATCTTCATTTTTAGCCCTTTGATTTTCTGCGACCTCCCGCTTCGCCAGCTGGTATATAACGGTTTCTGTTAACCTGCCATCCACCATCTCCCCCAACATCTTTTTCTGTTGGGTGAGGGTAGGATCCGGTTCCCCCTCTCTGTAATAGTTGCGCTGAATGGCGACAGCCTCAGAGGTCATTGCAGTATTTAGGGCGGGTATTATAAAATCAAGTTTTACAAAAGGAGTCGAAACTAACTGTGCCTTTCTCCACTCCCTTATCTGTTGTGAAGTAGGGTGGGGATATTGAGCGTTAAAAGCTGTCCAGCCGTCCCTGGTGTCTTTTATTCGCCTCTGCTCTTCCTCTTTCACACTAAGGTTCCATCTCGCTGTTGGTAACAATGTTGGGTTCGACTTCGCTACTCTTGCCATCTCAGCTAAATCGCCTGTCGCCTCTGCCTCCCTCATCCTAATTTCCCACTGTTCTTCCTCTCTTTTGTTTTCTTCTGCCTCCCGCCGTGCTTCTCCACCTATTTTCTGCTGCTGTGAAAGATTCAGAAGATTTGCTTGCGCTGTTGATGACAGCCCTGGTCGCTCTGACAATATTAGTGTTTTAACCCATGGATCACCTGCTTCCTCTAATCTTTTCTCCAGATTACTATCATACTTCTCTACCTCCGTCTGCTCCCCGAACATCTCCCTTAGCGTATTAGCTATATTAAAAAGGGGATCGTCTGATTTAACACCAAGACCCGGCTTACTTCTATCATCAAAAGATGGATCTAAGCCCCGTAAAAAACCGAACATGGAAGACTTTTCATCCTCCCTCTCCCTCCTTTCTTTGGCTTGTTCCCGAAGCAGGGTTGCTAGAGCTGAATTAGACATTAGTATACTCCTAATATCTTGAGCAGTTTCATTAGATTATCATTCTCACCTAAACCTCTCTCTGTGGCAATGTTATGTATTCCAGTAAATAATCCACCAGCACCAGCAAGGCTGGCTAATTGATTAGAAAAGTTTTGCTGATGATAACCTTGTTGGGCTTGACGAGCCGCACCCCCACCTGTTAATGCTGATTGACCCCCTTGCAGAGCTGCCAGCAGGTTTTGGTAGTTCTGCTGTTGCATACCCTCTGCACGTTGATACCTAGAGGCATCTCTACCTGCGGCGGCTTGAGCCTGTGCATTATATAATGCTTCCGCCTGACTCGCACCCCCAGTAGAACCTAACATCCCCTGCGAAAGTAGTCTATTCTCTAAACCTAATCTCTCCCCTCTAGTTTGTTTTGCATATAGTGGCTCCTCCACCCCTCGTAATGCGGCTGCGTAGTTTGCTACATCCCCTATATTAACATTCGCCTGACTTTGAGCCTGATCCCACCTACCCTTCATATCCTGCCACATACCTACATCACTACCAAAACCCTTTCCTATTGATTTAGGTAGATTAGCACGACCCATAAGTTTATCCCATTGCCTAAGATATTTCTCATAACCCGCAGGCATATTTCCTGCAAAATTAGGATTCATGGCTGGAGCACCGGGAGCACCGGGGTTTTTACCACCACCGCCTCCCGCTTGGAGATAGGCATTATATTTATTTGCATGAGGACCAGTCGGATATAAATTATAATGCGTCGATGCAAAATTCCAAGGGTTGGCATAATTTTGTCCTGCATTCTGCCCCATCCACCATTGTGCATCTTTAAGTTGCTGTCCCTGTAACTGAGATGGATCTTGTTGATACTTATCAATCAAACCCCACGCATTATATAAACCCGGGTTCTTTCCTCCACCTCCAGGAGAAAAGTAGTCATAATATCCTTGGTAATAGTCTTGGTTTGGCATAATTATTATCTCATCCTATTGGTTAACATAACTATTAAGTAAATCATCATCATCATCATCATCTGAAGAAGAAGAAGAAGTTTGGGAGGTGTATCGGTCTTCCCACATTGTTTCTGTCGGGGCATATGCTCCTGTAGCCTCATTGAACATACCTGGCACAATCATGGCTCGTCTACCATTTGCATTTGGGAAATTCCAAGGAATGATGGATGGGCGTTGAAGTGCCGCCTCTACTCGTTTATCATCCTCCTCTGCCCTCTCTTCCTCTCTTCTATCCTGTTGAAGTTTCCGACCGAACATGAACAATTGCAACCATTTCATCAAATCCCCACCAAGTAGTGTCGTCAAATCCATAATACCCTCTCTCCTATTTATATTCCCAAACGATTACAATACCTCCAGTACCCGCCGTACTACTTGAGCTTGATCCAGCATCCCCTGTGCCACCACCTCCGCCTGAACCATACCCACGCGCATTGGTAGCACCATAGGAATTCGCCCCACCACCGCCACCCCCTCCTAGCGGGGAGGATGCTCCCGTACCACCTCGATAATTATAACTATTGCTGTCTCCACCAGCCACACCATCCCCACCAGCTATATTCACATCCCCCCCAGTTGCTGATCCACCCTGTTGACCGCCCCGACTATTCACCGTGGCAACATTCCCCCCACCGCAGGTAATTGTATTAGTTCCATCAGACCAGATAGATGATCCTCCTGACCCACCTGCTGTGTTAGCCGCTCCAGCAGAACCAGCCGCACCTACTGTTACAGTAGAGTCTGTGATAGAGGACACATCAATAAATTTTTCAGAATAACCTCCTGCTCCACCGCCACCTCCAGACTGATCCGAGCCACCACCACAGCCACCCCCACCACCAGCTAAGACTCGTACAAAAACCTTCTTAACTCCTGATGTTTTTGTCCATGTACCATCTGATGTGAAAACCTCCACATCGAACAGACCACTCAGACCTGCATCCGTTACTGCGGAGGTATCCCCCTTTGTAGCAATTGCAGTTGCTATTGCGGTAAACTCATCATCAAAATCTGAGGCGTAAATAGTGTTTCCTGATTTATCTACATCTAACCAAGATGCTTGTTTTGTATAATCACTCATTAGCGTATCTTCCCTATCTTAGCTACAATATTTAAATTTTGTAGGCTGGCTTTAAAACCCTTAATTTTTTGCGTTAATTCAAACTGTAGTACTTTCCCACTCATTCCTAAACTCTTCTTATACTCCGTCATGCCTGCAGTACCTGAATAAGCAATAGGGTATAGTGCATTACTATATGTACCACTACCATATTTATAAACAACAGTTCCACCTCCCGCATTCATAGGCGTTGTACTAAATGTGCCTGTCGTTCCTATACTATTATAATTATAATCCCTATACCATTTTAACTCTGCAGTTCCATTCCTCCCCCCATGTATAGATAGGAAGGCGCGTTTTAAAAGTTTAGCTATACTAGGATTACCAAAGTCCAACCATGTCGTTCTCATGGTTCCATAATAAGTATTCTCTGTTGTTGTCCAACACTTGCTATTCTGCCATGTTCCACCTGCTGTTGAACACGCACCAGAAGTGCCGTTAGTAGAAGTAGTATCCTCTATCTCCTGATCAAAATACCCCTCCAATTTTCCCACCCTACCCGCATATTTCGTATTCCCTAAACCAACATACATATTAGTATTCTGTCTGGAATAAAGAGCGGTAAGCTCCTTAGTATTAGCTAATGAGAAACATGTAACACGGGGCGTTCCATCCTGATTGGGAATTTTAAAATCAAACAGGAATGATGCCCCAGTATCCGGTAGGGAGAGGAGGTAAAAACCCTCAGACAAACTATACTCCCCTTTTATATTATCAGTATTAGTATTACTATCTACTATCTGTGCTGTTAAATCATCCTTTACATTTCTACTTAAATCTGTTAGAGGTAGCTTATCCTGTACCGCGGTGCGGGAGAGGGAGCGGAGTCCACTATTAGACAGGAAGATTACATCATCTCCAACATGAGCCACACTATCTCTCGCTATACAACCAATCCCCTCTATAACCTCATCCAACGCCATATTAACTGGATCCCAAGGATTATTATAGAGGGCTATATTGCGCTTGCCGAAGATGACAAGCTTCCCTCCAAAATCAGCAAGAGCAATAATCTCATCCGCACCCCACACCGTCTTTAAATCAATCGTACCCTGGGAGCCTACATCAGTCCAAGTACCACCCCAATTTGTACATTCTGTCTCGGTTGGGTAGAGCGCACCTAAAGAACAAAAACCCACATCATTCCATATATGACCCTGTAAGGTATCAGAGTAGTAAACTACATCTCTCGTACCCGTAACCCCACCAACCCATAACCTACCAAACTCACCCAGTACACAGTTACCCTGTGGTGCGGTTCCCGCATAACTGGTAACATCATCTATATCCTTCCATGTCGTACCATCATAATTAATCATCTTAAAGCCACGCTGAACCCCGTAAAGCTGATTATTAAAATTGGTAAATTGCCAGTTCCCATCTGTTATCGTTTGAGGTGTACCACCAAATACTTGGGCATCTAACTGCCAAACTGTCGTACTCTCATCAAACTTATAAATCTTATCATTCGCCCCACAAAACATCTCATAAGTACCATCCGCCTTACGATACTCGGTAATACTCCTAACAATATCACTATTAGAGGAGTTACTCCCTATAGTCTCACTATACTGCTTTATCCCCTGACGAGTTGTAATCCGTCCAGAGGCATCTAAGACAATGTTATCCGCTCTGGTTAACCATTCCGGTGGTAAAGAACCAGCATTAGATTGAGTGTTTAAACCAAACACTCCCACATTACTTAAATTAATAGGCGTTAGATTCTTTGCACTCATACTGAATACCAGAGAGTCTCTCTAACCACCCTCCCACTATCTTGAGCAATGGCATCTGATAACGCCTGCTGATACTGCATGAATACCATATCAGACAGCGAACCACCATCCTCCCCACGCTCTGAGATAGCTCTCGCCCACGCACCTAAAATTACTGGCATCGCTGTTATAGAGAGAGTATCAGCAGCCTCTGTTAACTCATCTTGAGGGTCTACTGTTAATACATCAATATTATAAACAGCATCAGGAGTGGGGTAGAAACTAATCTCAGCACTAGAAGCAGTACCATTTATTACATAATTACTAGGTCTATTATTAGTCATGGAGGGGTAGGCTACCTGCTCTAAATAACTATCATCAATTGGGGAGAGTTCGGAGCCAGTCCCCCTATCATAAACAGATAAGACGCGCACCCTCTCATTAGTATTAGTTAGATTATAATCCCTAGTTCCACTAGCTGTGGTTATAGCAACCTTACTCCGTAACACAGTCCAATTATGAGCATCTTCAACCTCCCTCTTAGTCTCATTAACGAAATCCCCAATCAATTGTTGATACTTTCCTATACTAGCATTATCAATCAAAGCACCACCCCAAACAGACACAGTATCCTCACGCAAGCGTCTTAATACCGCATTAATTATATCTTTATACGTCATCTGACTTTACCACCTTTGGTTTAATTTTCTGTTGGGGTGAGGGTATAAAATAACCTAGCACTAGAGGTACTATTAAGAATAGACCTAACAGCCAACCACCTATCTCTACTAACTTACCCAGTAATGGGAAGAAGCCGGTTACAGGTTCAGGACAGGTCTTAGGAGATATAATCGCCTGGTCCACCACCCCTCCTGCACCTGCTCCAACTACCGCACCAATTACTGGGGGGATGCCAGTTAGATAACCCACACCCGCTCCTACAGCAGAGCCTGTGGCGGAGATACCACCACTCTCTAATAAGGCGCAACCCGCCCCACTAAGACTTAAAAGAAGTAGGGTGAGTAGGAGGAGCTTCTTACGTCTTCTGACCATTTCTCAACAACCCATAAATCTCTTTTAGCATACCTTTAATATCTGAAATATCCCTATGATGATCCTCTTTAGCTACATACTTTCTTGGTAATTCAATTTGGTCATCAGTAACCTTCTTTTCTAATCGGTCCAAATCATTAGCTATACGCTTAATGAACCAATATAGAGGTCCGATACCTATTGTTAGTATTATATTCCAAAATAGTAGGGGTGGTACTTCCATATAAACAGCTCCTAATTAGTGGTTGTCTCATTTCCAGAATCTGTCTCTGTATTTGTCTCTGTATCTGTATCTGTATTATCATCATCCCCATCATTAGATGTCTTGGAACAATCCAATGTATCTTGTCCAACACAGATATCTGTCCCGCCTCCACCTGTGCTAACCTCAACCTTAGTGCAACCCCCCACCACTCCTAAAAAGAGGAGGAGGAGGGTGGAGATTGAAAAAATAGTTAGTAGTGGTTTAATAGTCTTATTCATGTATCTTCTCCAGTGAGATTGAACTTCTCGCCTCCCATGTTCCTATCTCTAAAGAAACTCTGCCCATAATCGGTACACAGCTAGATAGGAATAAAGATGTGAGTAGTAAAAAAAGTGTGATATGTTTATTCATTGTGTCTTACTCCGTTGCTAGTATGGAATCAAATGCGGTTGAGATATCCATTACTCTTTCGGAATTGCTGATTTGATCCCAAGCCAGATGCCAATAACCTCATCGAGATCCGCTGGTAAATCCTGACCGTTGAACCGGAGTTGATTAAATCCTTTTAAGATCGCATCGAACTGGTCACCCATTGGCAGTTCAGCATTGTATCGGTCGCACCTTTTTTCGCTGTAGGTTCTGGTATCGGGTGGGATGGGTTTAGCTTCAAAAGCCCCATCGTATTTAGCACCAATCCAAGCACTATTATCTGCTAGCACAAGTTCACCGTCTACTGTGAATTCTGATACTCCATCCCATTCAATAATGTTTTCTACTATTCCTGATTTAACAATTGCATATTCCATTACTTGTACTCCTCTACAACAACGATTCCAGCGGTTCCAGCAGTCCCTACAGCATGAGCGGCATTGCTGATTCCACCACCTCCGCCTGCACCGTAACCCGTTCCGGGGTTTGTTGAGCCATTTCCGGGATTCTTCTTAGCTCCACCAAGCCCAAAAAGAAGCGGAGAACCCCCACTGGTGGGATGATTCCATGTACCAACGCCAGCCTGTCCAGTCACATTCAATGTGCCACCAGATGCGGTTCCGCCTGAGCCGCCTGTCACATCGCCTGCGTTGGAACCACCACCACCACCACCATTTCCTGTGTAGGTATTTGTTGTATCATCCCAACTAGATGCTCCTCCTGCACCCCCGGCACTGGGCGCACCACCAGCACTACCAGCAGCACCAATAGTAATAGTTGAAGAACTAATGCCTGAAACATCCAGCCCGTATTTAATGGATGTTCCACCACCACCGCCACAAGCACCGCCATAAGCAGTGTTAGCACCACCACCACCACCGCCACCACCTACGACAAAGACATTTACCTTGGTAACTCCACTTGGTCGTGACCATGTTGTACTGCTAGTAAAGGTTTGTACTGAGTTAAACCCACCACCAGCAGCAGCCCAAGTACCATCACCTTTTAAGAAATTACCAGTATCTGTACACTTTGGAACCAAACCGTGTGCAGATGTAGAGAAATCCAAATCAGTGTTATCGTCTGGCGAATCTAAATCATCTAATTTGAAATCGCCAGCACTATAAGTAGTATTAGTATCTGTCCAAGGTACATTGACAACACCTTGATCGCTAGAATTTAACTGTAGACCATAAGTTCTATTTGCTGTAGTGCTTACTGCTTCTGCTGCTACAGATTGGTCAGTATCATCTTCTATCTTTATTAGTCCTGTAGCACTAGAGGTTGCGGTACTAGCACCAGAGATAGTATTTGTAATAGTAACTGTGCCATCTGCTGTTGTTTCGCAGGTAATACCCGTACCTGCTGTGAACATTAAATCATCACCTTGCGTTATGGTAGTTGCATTACTGTCAGTCGTTGCTGATACTGTAAAGCCACTACCCATAGTGTTAGTGTCTGTAACTGTACTTGCAATAGTTACTGTGCCATCTGCGGTTGTTTCGGTAGTAATACCTGTGCCAGCAGTAAACATCAGGTCATCGCCTTGAGTTATAGTTGTAGCATTAGAATCGGTTGTTGCTGATACTGTAAAGCCACTACCCATAGTGTTAGTATCTGTTGGTGTTACCCAAGAGTTATCCCCTCTGAGGAATGTTGAAGAACTCGCTGTACCTGTAGCTGATAGATGATCTATATCAACAGCACCTGATGCCAACTCATCTGAGTCTACTGCATCATCTGCTAAGTGCTCATTGTCAATACTACCTGCTACATAATGTTCTGAATCAATAGCATCATCTGGAATAAGATTTGAGAGCTGTATCTTCTTTGTTGAACCAGCACTATCATCATTAATAACCAGAACATCTGCTGATGCGGGGGTAGTTAACTCTGTTAGGGCTGAGATTCTTGTAGTTGCCATAATTATTTGCCTCTAGCCTGTTGCAATGTAATTTCCAGTACCCTCTGTAATCAAATAGATACTGCCCTCTGTCATTATCTCTGTTTCTGATGTAGCGGAAGGATGAGAATCTCTCAAATACTGCTTTCTATTAGCCAGCATAGCTAAGGTTTTCTGCTTCTTCCACTGTAATCGTCTAGTCGTTAAACGCTTAAACTGGTTGCGGGAGTAATATGCCACTACAGTATCGCTCTACGCCTGTATGAGACATGTCTCCCCTTTAATGCCTCTATGTCATCCTTAATCTTATTAAATAGCTCCATCACCACCGCCTCTGTTGGCTTCTTACCAACCTCCCTCCGCCTGCTAATCTTCTTGCTCCCGCCATACTCTGGTGCGGAACCCCCCTTAGTAATGGTAGAAACCTTCTCTTTTTTGGTAGGCTTCTCCTCCCCCTCAGCAACCTCCTCCTTCTTGGTAGGTGGTGTCTTACTCACATCATTACTTTTACTCTTTAACTCCCTCCCCTTATATTTAGGAGAGTCTTCTGTAGATTCTACCCTCTCTACCATCTCACCATAAGAGGCTAACATCTCACTTAATAATTTTTCCAGGGATGTAATGTCTTCTTCTAAAGACTCCGACTCCTTATTATTCTCATCTGTAAAGGTGTTATTCTCCTGAACAAAGGAGTTAATCTCCTCCTCACCCGCTTTAGGGTGCTTACTACGATACAGCCGGGTTAACAGGAGGGTGAGCATCTCTGACATCCTACCTTTAATTGCATCTAGTTCTAAATCTAGCGCACTATCTCCTATCGTATCTTCAAAAATATCAAGCATTCTTAGCTCCCGCTTTCTCATGCTCCCTCGCCCACCTATCATAGGCATCAGGGAAGCCTGGATCTGTACCATCTAAATGAAACGGGGTGGCGGAGATTATAAACTCCGCAACCCCATCACACTGAGTACATACCTGCTCATCCCGCCTCGCATCTACAGAGTCTACAAACTTCTCTGAGATGGCGTTACAGTCTACGCATTTGTACTCATATATCATTAATGCTTCTCTACAAACTCATATAACTCCTTCGCCTTCGTCTTGATATCCTCTATAGAATAAGGCTTTGGCTGGAGATTTTCCCAATACTCCAAAGTTGCATCACCCTGCTCCTTCGCATGACTCCATGCCTCATCAGTAAAGTCTCTTGTTCTAGCATCGACGAACTCAAAATATCTCTGAGCCATTTCTAAAAGTTTAAAGCGTAATTCAAATGGGGTTGTCATAATTATCTACTCCTCTGTGTGTTATGTGTAAAAGAAGGAGGTATCCCAAAATAATGAGATACCTCCATATCTCCCTATCTATTAGGAAGCTGGAACTACAAATGCAAGACCTGCATCATCACGGAGTTCTCCAACACCGTAAATCGTATCAGCAGTGAACAAATCACCGAGATACTCTTGCTTGTATTGTGTTTGTGAACGTACAGACATCTGCTCAACTAGAGCAAGAGCGTCTTTGTGCATCAATACACCTACTCTATCTGTGGCTGTGTTGGCGGTTGTAGTAGTTGGACAGTTAGTTGAGATATAAACATCTATCCCATAAATCATGCCAATCTTCCCCGTCCTAATTGCATCACCAGATCCAATATACTGTTGCTCAGTAAAGCGGTTAATACCTAGCAAATCATTAGCACATACTGGTGGAATAATCAAAGAACGATTATCCATCGGTACAGCTGCATTATCTAAAACCAAAATCATGGCTCTAAGACCTGCATCTGTTATATCTGCGGCGTTTGAAGAGTTACCCGTATAGTTTGTCGCTCCTGAACCAATGTAAGCCTTCTCCCATGCACTAGCATTTGAACCTCCAACCGTACCACCTTGTAATCCCTCAGTAAGTGTGAACAGATCAGTATCAACCTGAGTAGCCAATGCGTAACCCGCATCATCCGTATAGAACCTACGGAGGCTGTTTAATCCTTGAACCTCAGTAATGTCTTCAATAAGCACAGAGTATTCATAATGCTTATTAATGGTGAGATCAACCTTTGAGTGGGTGTCGCTTTGGATTGATACAGCAGTATTAGCTGCTTTAGCCGTTGCTGATCCACGGGTTGGTTTGGGGATATGAATTTGATCCCCCTTCTTCCCCTTGTGTGCAATCTTAGAAACAAGATTACCAACTACAAGGTTCTTTTTATATCCTGCAATAACCTCATCCGACCATAGCTCTGGAATAAAATCCGCGGCTGTAGTGACCGTTTGATGATTAGTGCCTATTGCACCACTTGCCATTTTATATCTCCTATCTTTAAATTAATGTTAACTATCGAACTCTCCCCTCTGCATACGCTTTTAAAATATCATCAGAGAGAGCATCATATCTATCAGGGTCGTTTATTCTCAACCGTATTACATCCTCCTTGCGGTAAAACTTACCGCCTGACGGATTGGAACCAGTTGCAACCTCTGAGTGTGCCGCCCTTAAAGACTTCTTCTGCCTTGCCTGTTTAAGTTCCGCTACCTCTTGGGTGCGCTCAATATTATTCAAAGCCTTCCAAGTACTTAACAACTCATCCGCTGCATCAACACTATAATTATCATTAGCCTCTGTAAAGAGGAGTGATCTTATAGGGCTTTCCTGGACCCATTGTTGGAAGTCACCATCAGTGATAACCTGTCGATAATCTGGATGTTTATTTGTCAGATTATTAAGTGCACTATCATTCTTACTCTTTCTGGATACAGCCTCCATCTCTCTGAACTTTGGATGATCCTCAATAAGCCTTGATACTGCCGAGGTTGGATCTTCAAAAAAATCTACCTCACTAACTAGTTCTTCCTGTCCTTCTTCTTGTTGTTGAGATCTAGTATTCTCCAACTGTGTTCTAAGGAAGGTATCTGTTAACTGGCGTAACTCGCCAATCTCCTGACCCTTTCTCCCAAGTTCCTGCTCCAGATTTGAGTAGCTTTCTAATATATCCTTCTTAGTCTTACCTTTAAACTTAGAAGGTATTTCAAAACTCTCCTCCTCCTCCACCTCTGCTATTGCATCCGGTACATTTCCCCCTCCAGTTGCCTCTTGGGGTGTGCCTACCGCCTTTTCCAGAGAATCTAGTTCAGCTTGTGGTTTTTCCTCATACTGTGTTGGTACTACTTCCTCATTATCAACAATTACAGTTGCCATATAATCTCTCCTGTACTATTCCGATGTAAACATTTAAAGAATAGATTAGGAGGTATATAAAATGGGGCGCTCTATACGTTCTCCCCTACTTCATCTACCTCAGTATTGCGTGTAAGCTCCTCCAAATTCGCTAACCAGTTAAGAACTTGAAGTGCGCCTTTACGCATATATAGAGTCTTTATATCAGTAATATCATACAAAGACTCATTTGCCTCAATTAGCGTTTTAACCTCCTCATTAAGAAGGGTACGCCAACCATCCGTCTCAAACAGAGCATAACGCTCATCAAAAAACCGCCGGGTATCAATATCCATAACCATTACCCCACCTTATTATTTATTGTTACCTTGTGCCGACTTTAATCCTGTGTTATATCCTGCCTCAACTGCCTTCGCCATGTTAAGTGCGATCTCAGACTCAAGATGTTCCGCCTCAACTGGTGCTTTCTGTGCCTCACCCATCTGATTCATAGCTACTGCCTGTAATTTCTGCACCTTCGCCTGCTTCTCAGCCATATCCAACATCTGTGTTTGCTGTTGCATCTGCTGTTGTTGTGGGTTAGGCTGTTGCATCTGCTGTAGGGTGGCGAGTACCTCCTCCCTGTTCGATAGGGAGCTTGTCTCATAAATACTTCGTAACAGTACCATGAAGACAGGTGATTCGGGAGGTACAAATGAGAGTAGTTGAATAAGTTGTGACATCTCCAACTCCCTCGCCATTATCCCTAAAGTGCTATACGCCCTAAATTTATAATCCCCGGCTGGATATCGCTCTGGATCGAACTGCATGTAACGATAAGCCGACTTATTTATTAGTGGTACTAGAAAGTTCTCTTGGAAATTGCTCAGGGTGCGCTTCTGTCGCTTAATACTCGCACCCATCATCATGCTCATCCCACTCGCAGTATTATTTCTCGGCTGACTAGCCGTACCTACCTGAGAATCCATAGCCCCAGTACCCATCTGGATCATCCTCTCTAACTCCGCAGACTCAGTATAAGATTGGGGTGAGGTGTTGCCAAAGTTTATCGGCATGAGTACTGAGCGCGGATCACCATTAGTTAAAATAGTCTTCCCCGCTCTTACCTCGAACTTGCTACCTCGCGGTAAGCGAGTCGCATCAATCGCCATCATGGGGTGGGTGGTGAGGGCGAGAGCGTCTATTCGGGCGCGTAACTCTGCATCTAAAGCTTTTTGAGGGTTGTACCCCTTCTCGGCAACACCCCTCCCCCAAAATCTGTCGGGAACAGTGTCATGTTGATAGGCTATAAAGGGTCTATCACTTAAAAGGAAGGGGTTCTCGATTGCTCTTAAAACGGTATCATCATTAGCAATAGTAACAATTGCCTCAACCAGATCATCACCCTCATCCTCATCTAACTCTCCCAGCATATCTGCACCTTTCAGCAGTTTGCGGGGAACTAAGCCATAATATTCTGTAATTTTTACCTTATCATCCACCTCTTGAGGCTCAGTAAGCTCCCCCTCCATGATGTCAACCTCATCAGAGTGGCTTCCAATGGCGACATCCCTATAAATACCTTGATTTATATTCTCTATTATGTTATGTCGAGGCTTGATTAGTATGTGAGCGCACCCCAATGCACTCTCAATATCCTTTGCTGTGGGATCTATAGCAAAGTTAAATGGGGCGATAGGCTCTAACTTGCAACAGATATACTCTTGGGGTATAGGTACTCTATCCATGACATATGTCTCCCCTACAGGAGCCTCTCCAATAGTATACTCCGTCTTAACTTGGAGTACTATCTTGCCAATCCCAGTACCATACAATGCTCCGTTCAAGAAGACGGTACTTACCGCACTCTTGATCCCCTCACGCTCCAAATCCTCTGCTAGTTGTCGGCGTAATTGGTATAAATCTGTAGGATCTTGATCTCTAAGATCATCAACCATATCAAACCATTGATCCTTACCAAAGGTTGCCTCCTCTAACTCGCTAACAGTACCCTCAATAGCCTGTGTTAGTGCGGGGGAGATGAGCTGGCTCTTCTCAGATTGACGGGTTTTATCCTGTGTGGAGTAAATACCCCTCCAAAGTCGGTAGTATTCCTCCCATTTCTCCTTGTAATTACTGTCCCGATGGTCAACCCACGCCTCAACGCGAGTACCCACCCAGGAGGCTAATGCGGAATATTTATCTGCTATCTTTGTCTTATCTGGCATAATTTCCTCTAATAACCTGCAATTGCATCTATTGGCTCCCAATCATCCACCTGAAACGCCTGTGCATAATCTGTAGTAGCTACCTGATCAATATATGATAGGGCATCGGGTAGATCATCGTGGGAGAGGGGGTTAGGAAAGTCTAGTAATTGATCTACCAGAGGCTTATTCCACTTCTCATTCTTCTTCAATAGTATCCTCCCATGTTCAAACCTGCCCTGTAATGACCATGTAATACGATCCGTCTTCTTCTTCCCACCATGAGTGACCTCGATGATGTTGGGGTAAACCCCCATCCTCCTCATCTGATCCTCAAGATAGGGTATTAAGGCATTCTTTAACGATCCCTTCTCAATCCCCACAGCCATGACTTGATGCTTCTGAGCCAAGCGTAGAATCTGTAGGCTAGTCTCTCTAATCCCCCAGCGACCATGTTTAATCTCGTCAACAAACCAACCCTCTGGGGAGACGTGTACCAGAGCGATAGCCGTCTCATCCAATCTTGAATTTTTAATACCAGTAGAGCTAGCAACGTCTTCGAACCCAGCAGGGTCAACTGCCATATAGTACGAACCCTCTCCGCGAGGCTTATCTTCATATAAAATCCACTCCTCTTTAAATATTCCGCCTGTAAAGCTCTCAAAACTCGCCTCAAACTCCTGTCTGAAGGATTGAGAGGACATGTTCTTCCTCGCATTCTCTATCTCTTTCGGATCCAGCATGGGATTATCCAGGCTGGTATAGGAGAAATGCTCCCAATCATCCTCCTCCATCGAGGCTATATATAGATCATAAAAATGATTCTTACCCGCCGGTGTTCCTATAAAGAGGGCGGAGCCTTTAACATCTGCCAGTGTGGGGCGGAGTATTTGCTCCCACACCGCAGGCTTCATGCTGGCATATTCGTCTAATACGAGATAAGACAGACCCACACCCCGTAATGTATCCGGTCTATCCGAACCCTTTAAATAGATCTTCCTTCCATTTATCAGGGTTAGTACAGCAGTATTCTCATGTGCGGCAGCTATGACATCCTTGCCTAGCTCCTTCAACATCCCCCACATTATATCCTTCGCCTGTTGAAAGGTAGGCGCGACATAAAAAACATCCTTATCCTTACTCTTGAGGGCGGAGATTAACAATAACCACCCCGCTAACCTGCTCTTTCCAAACCTCCTACCCGCCGCCACCACCTTGAACCTAGCATCAGAACGGAAGATTTCAAGCTGTGCAGGATGTAGGTTTACCTGTAAATCCGCCACTAAACACCCTCTTCCAAGACAGAACCCTCTATATCCTTTATCTGATCTACTATAATGTTAACCGAGATCCCCTCCCCTCCCGCAAGCTTCGTCCCCCTGCCTACAGGCATAATACGATCCATGCAAATCTTCATGCTGGCAGGATCACCCTCTAACGCAAGCTCAACACACCGCTTGACAATAGCACCAGTACTATCCGATAAGACAGCAGTAGCAATCGCCGTCATCTTATTCTTAACACCCTTCGGTCTACCACCAGCCCCATGACCCTTAACTAACCTACCACTAGAATCCCTATTATGATCATTATTATCATCATTATTATGATCATCATTATTATGATCATTATTATCCTTCTCTGCCTCGCTCCCATTAACCCGCGTTACAGGAGAAAAACTTACAGGAGCTGATCTGCTCTCTATAGTACTCTTAGAGACAGGCT